GAAGGTGAGATGAGTATAAAAGATAAAATTCCATTCTCTGTTGCATATTCAAATAGAGTTGCACAATATGAATCAAGAAGTCCTTTGTACGATATTGCTGAACTAAACCTTAAGCATTATCAGATCCAGAGTGACCTTGATAATATTCTGCATATAAGTTCTGTTCCTTTGTTGGCTGTTTTTGGATATCCCAACGCTGATGAGATAACGACTGGTCCAAACGAGGCTCTGTCATTACCTCCTGAGTCCAGATTAGAGTATGTTGCACCGTCTGGTGACAGCTATGACAGTCAGTTTAAGAGGCTTGAGGATATAGAACATCAAATAAATACTTTGTCACTGGCTGCCGTGCTTGGTCAAAAATTAGTGGGTGAGACTGCGGAGGCTAAGAGAATTGACCGTTCCCAAAATGACTCAACGATGATGGTTCTTGCTCAACAAATGCAAGATTTAATTGATAACTGTCTTAAGTTTCACAGCGAATATTTAAACGAACCCAATGCTGGGAGTTCTTTTGTTAACAGAGACTTTGTAACCGCAAGGCTTGAGCCACAAGAAATACAAAGTTTGCTTCAACTATTTACTGCTGGAACGATAAGTCAAAAAACTTTACTTGATCAATTAAGTAGCGGAGAAATTTTAGGAGATGACTTTGATGTGGAAGAAGAAATGGAGACTACGCAAAACGGAGGTCTTTTAGACGCAAGCCCTGAAAGTGAAGCAGCTTAAAAGATGGCAGTTCCAGAGGCTTTTTATAGAGAAGCAATCGATCTGAACAGGTATAGTAACAAAGTTCAATTTCAAATCGCATCTCAATTTAACGAAGTTATATTAGATGTTTTAAGACAGATAAGGGATATCGAAGGAAGCAGCCCTGCTGCAACTGCAAGGTTACGATCCATTCTTGCTCAAATGGTTGACAGTTTAAAAGGCTGGCAAAATGAAAGTGCAGTTTATATGATTGATGAACTCCAAAACTTAGCAGAGTTTCAAGTTGGATTTGTTCAGGATCAATTACAAAAGGTGCTGCCAAAGGGAGAGTTTCAAGTTAACACTGTTGCTGTTTCTCCTGACTTTGCAAAATCAATTGTAACAAGAGATCCAACTGCCATGACTATCAGATTGAGGGATAAAGATGGAGTGTTTAGGTCTGCTCAGTTTGCTTTGACTGCGAAAAGAGGATCAGAGATATCGTTACCAAATGGCGACACTTTAAAAAAAGCATTTAGAGGTATTTCTGAAAATTCTGCTGCAAAACTGTCAAGAGCGATAAGGCTTGGAGTTTTAGAAGGAGAGTCTTTGCCAAAGATTGCAAGAAGGCTCAAAGGCCCGAATCTTAGTTTTGTTGGCAGACCACAAAATGCAATTGCTTTAAACTCAGCATTGAAAAATTCAGAAGGAATGCTCTTGTCAAACAAACAAATCCAAACGGTGGTCAGAACAACTGTGAATCAAGTGCAAAATGCAGCAAGTCAGGCAGTTTATGCAGCGAACAGCGATATAACTGGTCAATATCAATATGTGGCAACTCTTGATGCAAGGACAAGTTCTATCTGTCAAAGGTTAGATGGTCAGATGTTTAAATATGACCAAGGACCAGTTCCTCCGCAGCATTTTAATTGTAGATCCACAACTGTACCGATTATTGATGATGACGATCTTGCCAGAGCTTTTCCAAATACAAGACCATCTGCAACAGGTCGTGTTCCTCAAGGGACCAACTATGCTAATTGGCTGAAAGACAATCCAGATATACAAGATAAAGTTTTAGGTAAAAAGAAAAAATATTTTAATTTTTTGATGAGCCCCAAGCGTGGTACAAAAAGATTAGATGCAACAGGTGCATTAAGAAAAATTATCAGAGAAGATGGAACAGAGCTAACATTAACTCAATTAGCCAATAAATATAAAGATGCCTCTTAAAAAAGGAAAGTCACAAAAAAGTATAACTGGCAATATAAGATTGCTAATGAAAGAGGGCAAATCAAGGTCTCAGGCTATAGCTATTGCTTTAAGCTCTGCTGGTAAATCAAAGCCAGCCAAAAAACGCAAAAAGAAGTAGGATATATTTAGCTACTTATTTTCCTATGTATCACTCAGGCGGTAAAAAGAAAAAAACAAAGAAAATAAAAAAAGGGAAGTAGTTATGGGCTACACTTTTAAAGTTCAAAAATATGATGAAACTCCCGTTGCTTCAAAGGCTTCTTCTGTTCAAAAAGACTTCTCAAAAATGTCAAAAAATGAATTAGAAAAGTTTGGTCGCACATTAGGCATAGAACTTGATCGTCGATTGTCAAAATCAAAATTAGTAAAGCAACTTGAGGAAGTTACTGGTGACTAAACGTTTCAGAAAAGTTCCAAAAGATAAAAAAACAGGTGTTCCAAAAAAATATTTAGCTGGAGCAAAAAATAAAACTGCAAAGGCTGCAGAAATTAAAAGAACCGCAGCAGCTTATAAGCGAGGAGAGTATATTGATATAAAGGCAGTACAAAAATCAAGGGTTGCTCAAGATGGCTCCAAAAGTAAAACCAAAAAGAAAACCTCTAAGCGAGGCCGTAAAAAAAAGTCTTAAAAAGAAAGCTGCCGACAGTCAGTTTACTTACAGTCAATTAGCTGAAGTTTACCGTCGTGGTCAGGGTGCTTATCTTGGTGGAGGATCAAGAAATGTAACTATGGGTGCGTGGGCTATGGGTCGTGTTAATAGCTTTGTTAGTGGAAAAGGCGGAGCAAGAAAAGCTGATGCTGATTTGATGAGGAAAAAATGAAGAAAAAAGAACTAACGCTTCGTCAAAAGACTGCTTTAAAGCGTCACAAGTCAACTCATGGACATACAAAAGCACACATGGATGAGATGATAAAAGCAATGCAAGCTGGTAAAACTTTCACTCAAGCTCACAGACTTGCGATGAGGAAAAAAGGCAAATGAGTATTAAAAGAGGTGGACATACTTTTGCTGGTGTTGATAAACCAATCAGAACCCCAAATCATAAAAGTGGAAAGTCTCATGCGGTTGTTATTAAAAAAGGTGATGGGTTTAGGTTGATCAGGTTTGGAATGCAGGGAGCAAAAACAAAACCTCCAAGGAAGGGAGAGTCAGAGGCTGATAAAGCAAAACGAAGATCATTTAAGGCTCGTCATGCTAAAAATATTGCAAAAGGTAAGACAAGTGCTGCTTATTGGGCTGACAAAGTGAAATGGTGAGGTAATATATTTATTAATAATTGTTAAAATTTTTTATGGCAGAAGAACCAATCAGACCCAACCCTTCTCAAACAGAATTAGATGCTTTAAAAGCAGAGGTTGAGTCAATGCGTAAAAAAAACGCTGAGTTATTGGCTGACTACAAAAACGCAAAAGAAGCAGCAAAGGCAATACCACAAGATGTAGATGTAAATGCTTTGATTGCTTTTAAACAAAAGAAAGAACAGGAAGATTTAGAATCAAAAGGAAGATATGAAGAGGCTATTGCAAAACAAGCCCAACAATATCGTGACGCAGAAGAAGCAAAGAATAAAAGAATATCTGAACTTGAAAAAAGACAGAGAGAGCTTGAGGTCGAAGCCCCTGCGGTGTCTGCACTTGCGGATGTTGTTCACGATCCACAATATGTTCTTTCTCGAATAAATAAAGAGCAATTGGCAAGAGAGACTGATGGAACTGTTGTTATTGTTGATGGATATAACAGAACTCCTGTTAAAGATTGGGCCATGTCAAAAATGCCTCAATGGGTGCAAAAGAATCCAAGACCACAAGGTGGAGGAGCAACAACTGCAAAAGTTTCTGCTGATGTTTCTGTTGGAGAAAAGAACCCATTTGCACCTGAAAATTTTAACTTAACTGAACAAAGTAGATTATATAGAACAGATATTAATAAATATAATATGTTAAAAAATCAAGTTAGCGGTTAGTATATAAACAACATGGTCGTGCCATGCCAGAGGTCGTGCCTCAAAGTGAACATATTAATTAAATTTTCATGGCGACATTACGCAGTGATTTAATTATTCCTGAGGTGTTCACACCTTACTTGATTGAAGAGACTACAAATAGAGATTCTTTTCTTCAGAGTGGGGTGGTACAACCTTTGGCAGAATTGAATCTATCCGCAGAAAGAGGCGGTGATTTTGTAAAGATACCTTTTTACAAAGCAAACTTAAGTGGTGATTTTGAAGTTTTAACAGACTCAACATCATTAACTCCATCAAAGATCACAGCAGATAACCAAATTGCTGCTGTTTTACATAGAGGTCGTGCTTTCAGTAGCAGAGACTTAGCATCTTTAGCTGTTGGCGGTTCTCTTGACCCTATGGCTGCTATTGCTCAGAAGATGGCTGCTTATGTAAACAACCAGAAACAGAAGGATTTATATTCTTGTTTAACTGGTGCTTTTGGTTCTATCAATGCAAACGACAGCAACTCTGCTTTGTTTGATCTAACTATTGATTCAGAGTCAGGCGACAGTCCTACAACTTTAAGTCCTAGACACGTAGCTAAAGCACAGGCTTTACTTGGCGATCAAGGAAACAAGTTAACTGCAATTGCAATGCACTCCAAAGTTTTCTATGACTTGGTAGAAAGAAATGCAATTGATCGTATTTATGACAACACTGGAGCTCCTGACACTGCAGCAGCATCTGGTAGCACAACAAGAGCATTTGATGGACCAACTGCTGTAAACAGCTTTATGGGACTCAATGTAATCGTTAGTGATGACATACCAACAACAGGATCTGGTGCTTCA